GACTTCTTTGCCTCTGTTTATCCTACTATTTCTTCTGGACAGAGCACAAAGGTAATTATCGTTTCTACCCCTCGTGGTATGAATCACTTCTACCGCATGTGGCACGATGCGGAGAAAGGTAAGAATGAGTATGTTCCAACTGATGTTCACTGGTCTGAAGTCCCTGGAAGAGATCTTGCATGGAAGGAGCAGACTATTGCCAACACATCTGAAGCACAGTTCAAGGTTGAGTTTGAGTGTGAGTTCTTAGGATCTGTTAATACTCTTATCAATCCAGCAAAACTAAGAAATCTTGTATATCAAGAACCTATCAAAAAGAATGCAGGTCTCGATATTCATGAACATGTAGAAAAAGAACACAATTATCTAATGACAGTTGACGTTGCTCGTGGATTGGGCAATGACTATTCGGCATTTATTGTTTTTGATATTACAGAGTTTCCATATAAGGTAGTAGCAAAGTATAGAAATAATGAAATCAAACCAATGCTATTTCCCAATATTATTGAGGAAGTAGCAAAAGGATATAATAATGCTTGGATAATGGTAGAGATCAATGATATTGGAGATCAAGTAGCTAATATTTTACATTTTGATTTGGAATATCCCAATATTCTCATGGCATCTATGAGAGGTAGAAATGGTCAGGTTATTGGTCAAGGGTTTAGTGGTAAGAGATCGCAACTTGGCGTCAGAACTACTTCAGGTGTTAAAAAGTTAGGTTGTTCAAACTTAAAAACACTTTTAGAAGATGACAAGATCTTAGTTTCTGATTATGAGATTATTTCAGAACTTACAACATTTGCACAGAGGGGTAACACATTTGAGGCAGAAGAAGGTTGTAATGATGACCTTGCAATGTGTCTAGTCATTTTTGCTTGGTTAGTGGCACAAGAGTATTTTAAAGAGATGACGGACAATGATGTCCGCAAAAGATTATATGAAGAACAAAGAAATCAGATTGAACAGGACATGGCACCATTTGGATTTGTATCTGATGGTTTAGATGATGTTATCTTCACAGACAAAGATGGAGATACTTGGCATACAGATGAATATGGTGACAGAAGTTACATGTGGGATTATATGTAATGGATTTAGATGGTGCTTTTGAATTAGAACATTTATTATTTTTAGAAAGAAAGTGTAGAATTTGTGGTGAAATAAAAAGTCTTTTAGATGATTTTTATCTAACAAGAAGGGATAGGGGAGTATTTCCTTCTTCATATTCTTATGAATGTAAAGAGTGTACAAAAGAACGTATTTCAAGAAATAGAAAAGAAAAAACAGCAAACACTAACTGGGAATATCCAGATTGGTAGTGTTCATGCACAGTTTCCCCTCTGGAAGTAACCCTTTTCCTAAATATTTTTAGTTAAATTTTGGACTTGTAGGAGAACACAAAGATGCCATTAAACTTAGCATCTCCTGGGGTTTTAGTTAGAGAAGTTGATTTAACTGTAGGCAGAATCGATCCAGTTTCTCCTTCAGTCGGTGCTCTTGCAGCACCTTTTGCAAAAGGACCTGTTGGAGAACCAACTCTCATTCAAAATGAGAATGATCTTTTAAATACTTTTGGTAAACCATACAATAATGATAAGCACTACGAGCATTGGATGGTTGCATCATCATATCTAGCATATGGTGGATCACTTCAAATCGTCAGAACTGATGACGATGGTATGAGGAATGCAAAGGTTGGTGCTGCTAGTACTGTAAAAATTAGAAGCATTCAGCATTACAATGAATTGGGATATGCTGAAAATACAATTACTGATGTAGTATTTGCAGCAAAAAATCCTGGTTCTTGGGGCAATGCTCTTAGAGTTGCACTTATTGATAGTAAGGCCGATCAGACATTAACTGGAATCACAACAACACAAGTTACAACTTTTGTTGGAGTTGCAACTTACTCTGATGGCGATTTAGGAATTACAACCACACAAGTAACTCTTGCAGATACAACTGATCTTGTGGTTGGTCAAGTTATAAATCCAATTAGTGGAATTGTTCCATCTGGAACTACTATTCAAACATTACCATCTGGAAGTTCTGGAATTGTTACTTTTAACCAAGCAACAACGAATACTATCGCTTTAGATAATGTTTCATTATCTTTTGGTAGCAACACTGAGGTATCCAAATCAATTGATGTTGGAGATGGAATTACACAGGCAATTTCAGTAACTAGAGCAAATACAGACGGAACAACCACCGCTTTAGATGGTGTTTTAAAGGGTGTTGTAACTGGAGTTGGGGCTGGTGAAGTCTATGTGAAAGTTGTTGCCCATGTTTCAGCGGCATCAACAGAAACCAATGTAGATTATGAAAAGTTAGGTGATTATAGATTTGCAGATTCTGGAAACTTTACACTGTTTGAAAAAGATACTACTTCTTCTGCAGGTACAGTTGCCTATACTGGAGAAACAGACTGGTTTGATGCACAAAAAATAACCCTAAGTTCTGGATCACAGGTAAGTTGGAGTGGACTTGCTCAAAGACCACAAACTAGTGAATATGCAAATTCTAGAGGTGCTAGATTTGATGAAGTTCACGTTGTTGTTTATGATGACAACGGATCAATCACTGGAAATGCTGGAACTGTTTTAGAAAAGCACTTGGCTTTATCTAAAGCAAAGGATGCTAGATTCTCTTCAGGTTCTCCTTCTTATTGGAGAAAGTTCTTAGCAGAGAATTCTGAATATGTGTTTGCTGGATCACAACCTGCTGGTGTAGTTGTAGTTGATCATCAATCCGGAAAATATGAATTAGTAACTGATACTGATTGGGATCAAGATGCAGGAACTACTTCATTTGCATGTATTGGTAACTATAATAATCTAATGAGTGGCGGTTTAAATTATGCAGGTATTTCTACCATTACTACCGCAACTGCACTAAAATCAAGTCTTAGCAAATTGATTTCTGGATATAATGTTTTTGTAAATGAAGAAAATACTGACATTGATTTCCTACTTATGGGATCTGGAAATCATGATAGTGTTGCAGAAACTAAAGCACTAGCAAACAAACTGATTGCTGTTGCCGAAGCAAGACAAGATGCAGTTGCATTCATCTCACCATATAGAGCTGCTGCAATTACGGACACAGATGATCAAACTATTTCCACTGTTAGAGACATTGACACTATAACAACAAATGTCCTTAGTTTCTATTCTTCAATTACATCATCAACTTATGGTGTATTTGATAGTGGTTACAAGTACATGTATGATAGATTTAATGATACTTTTAGATATGTTCCTCTAAATGGTGACATCGCTGGTCTTTGTGCTAGAACCGATGCAAATGCATTCCCATGGTTCTCTCCAGCAGGAACTGATCGCGGCGCAATCCTGAATGCAGTTAAACTTGCATACAATCCAGGAAAACTGCAAAGAGACCAACTTTATAGTGAGAGAGTTAATCCAGTTATTACTTCTCGCGGACAAGGAACCATCTTATTTGGCGATAAGACTGCATATGCCAAGTCTTCAGCATTCGACAGAATTAATGTTCGTCGTCTGTTTATTTACCTTGAAAATGCAATTTCTGCTGCTGCAAGAGATCAACTCTTTGAGTTCAATGATGAACTTACAAGAACTAACTTTGTAAATATTGTCGAACCTTTCCTCAGAGATGTTCAATCCAAGAGAGGAATTTACGACTTTGTTGTTATTTGTGATCAAACAAATAACACTCCAGCAGTCATTGATAACAATGAATTTGTTGCAGACATTTACATCAAACCAGCGAAGTCCATCAACTTCATCGGTCTGACCTTTGTCGCCACCAGAACTGGCGTCTCATTTGAAGAAGTAATCGGCAACGTTTAATTTAAAAAAAGAGGTTAAAACACAATGGCGACAAGAAATCAATTTAATCCACCCCCACTCAGAAAAATAACTGACTTTAAAAGTCAGTTAACTGGCGGTGGGGCCAGAAGTAATCTATTTGAAGTTGTTCTTTCTTTTCCTGATATTGCGTCAGTCGAGAATGATGTTCTCAATAAATCAAGATTCTTAGTTAAGGCAGCAAACCTTCCAGCTTCCAATGTTGCTTTTATTGATGTTCCTTTTAGAGGAAGAACATTAAAAGTTGCTGGTGATAGATCATTTGAAAGTTGGTCTATTACAGTTATCAATGACACTGACTTTGCTATTCGTTCCGCTTTCGAAAATTGGATCAATAAAATTAATCGCGTTTCTGATGGAACCGGTGAACTTGATCCAAATAATTATACTGCTGATGCATATGTATATCAGTTAGATCGCAATGGTGGAACACTAAGATCATATCATTTCTATGATGTGTTCCCAACTTCAACTGCGGCAATTGCTCTATCTTATGATCAAGGAAATGCAATCCAAGAATTTACTGTGGATCTGCAAGTTCTTTACTGGGAAGCAACCAAGGGTGATTCACCTGAAGCAGGTGGCGTAGATATTAACTGATAAATAGTTAATAATACAGGGTTCTAATCATATACTATGGCCAGACTTTTTGGATTCTCTATTGATAATAACGATAAAAAACAAAGTTCTATAATATCCCCCGTTCCTCCTTCAAACGAGGACGGGGTTGATAATTATATAACTAGTGGTTTTTATGGTCAATATGTAGATATTGAGGGGGTTTATCGTACAGAGTATGATTTAATAAAAAGATATAGAGAAATGGCATTACACCCAGAGTGTGATAATGCCATTGAAGATGTTGTTAATGAAGCACTAGTTAGTGATCTGTACGATTCCCCTATAGAAATTGAGTTGTCAAATTTGAATGCAAGTGATAGATTAAAAGATATTATTAGAAAAGAATTTAAAGGTATCAAAGAACTCATGGACTTCGATAGAAAGTGCCATGAAATTTTTAGAAATTGGTATGTAGATGGTAGGTTATATTATCTAAAAGTAATTGATGTAAAAAGACCTCAGGATGGGATTCAAGAAATTAGATATATTGATCCCATGCGGATGAAGCATGTAAAACAAGAAAAAAGAGATAAGAATAAAGCACCTTATGTAAACAAATTAAATGGACAAGATGAGGTAAAATTTCCAGAAATTGAAGAGTATTATGTGTATACACCACCACAAAAACAAATGACATATGGTGGTACACAACAAAAAGGTGTAAAGATCATGAAAGATTCTGTCACCTATTGTACTTCTGGTTTAGTTGATAGAAATAAAGGTACTATTCTTTCATATTTACATAAAGCAATTAAAGCACTCAATCAACTTAGAATGATTGAGGATTCTTTAGTCATCTACAGATTATCAAGAGCCCCAGAACGTCGTATTTTTTATATTGATGTTGGCAATCTTCCCAAAGTAAAAGCAGAACAATACCTCAAAGAGGTAATGAGTCGCTATCGCAATAAACTTGCATACGATGCAACCACTGGTGAAGTTCGTGATGATCGCAAGTTTATGTCAATGATGGAGGATTTCTGGTTACCTCGTCGTGAAGGTGGTAGAGGAACTGAAATCACAACTCTTCCCGGTGGTCAGAATCTTGGTGAGATCACTGATATCAATTATTTCCAGAAAAAACTTTATAGATCTTTAAATGTTCCAGAATCTAGAATTGCCGGAGACGGTGGATTTAATCTTGGAAGGTCTTCAGAAATTCTGAGGGATGAACTCAAATTCTCCAAATTTGTTGGTAGACTGAGAAAAAGATTTTCAAGCATGTTTAATGACATGCTTCGTACACAACTACTCTTAAAAAATATCGTAACTCCAGAAGACTGGAAAATGATGGAAGATCATATCCAATATGACTTCCTATATGACAATCAGTTTGCAGAACTCAAAGAATCTGAAATGATGACAAACAGATTGACACTATTGACAACCATCGAACCATATATTGGAAAATATTATTCAACAGAATATGTTCGCAAAAAAATCTTAAGACAAACAGATTCTGAGATTCTTGAAGTTGATTATCAAATTCAAGATGAAATTGCAAAAGGAATTCTTCCAGATCCAAATGCTCCACCACCGGGTGATCCAAATGCATTACCTCCAGAAGATCCAAATGCATTACCTCCAGAAGATCAAACAATGACGCAAGATCCTATGGCAATGTCAGCGCCATTAGGTGATGTTCCAGAAGATCAGATGCCCGATGAATCGATTATGCAACCACCAGTAATAAAACCCAAAGGTGGGAAAATATAAATAAAGACATAATCATATAAAAAAATAATGGAACATACATTAGATGTTGTTGATTTAATTGCAACAGACGCTTCTGCATCAGAAATTTCTGATGCTATCAAAGCAAATCTTTTTGCAAAATCAGCAGAAAAAATTGACGAATTGCGCCCATATGCAGCAAATTCTTTATTTAATAATGCATTTGAAGACAGTGAAGAATCAGAAGACGAAGGAGAAGAGAACTAATGGCATCCCATGTTCTTATTAAGAGTTCTGAGGTAACAGTCCCAAATTCAGTTGGATCTGGAACAAGTTTTAGTGAAGCTACAGTTGTTCGTTTAGTGAATACAAGTACTTCTGCAGATTATGTAGTTACTGTTCAAGAATCTGCTGGTGGTTCAACCATTGGAACTTTTACAATGTTAAGAGGTACTGTTGAATTTTTAGAAAAGAATCCAACTTATACAGTATCGGTGAATTCTGGAACTGATGTAAAAGGGGCAAAAGTAGGATTTACAAACTAAAAAAAATGAAACTCATCACAGAAGAAATTTCAAACGTAAAGATCATTACCGAAGGCAAAGGTATCAATAAGAAGTTATACATTGAAGGTGTATTTCTTCAAGGTGAAATCAAGAATAGGAATGGGAGAATGTATCCCATTCAGACTCTTTGCAATGAAGTAAAACGTTATAACGAAAACTTCATTCAAAAAGGTCGTGCTCTTGGTGAACTTGGACACCCCGATGGTCCTACAGTAAATCTGGATCGTGTTTCCCATAAAATTACTTCTCTCGTTCAAGAGGGAAATAATTTTAAAGGAAAGGCATGTATCTTAAATACTCCTATGGGTAAGATTGCATCTTCTCTTCTCGATGAAGGTGTAATGCTTGGTGTTTCTTCTCGTGGCGTTGGTTCACTCAGGATGACCAATGAAGGTCATAAAATTGTCGGTGAAGATTTCATGTTAGCAACTGCTGCTGATATCGTTGCCGATCCTTCTGCACCTGACGCTTTTGTTCAGGGAATTATGGAAGGAAAAGAGTGGGTTTGGGAAGGTGGAATCCTTCGTGAGCAACTTGCAGAAAGAACTCAGAAAACAATTAACAC